TTGTCTATAGGCCTCCTTTTAATAAGATACCACGCCAGGGTCTTCTGAACCTGTAGGAATAACTTCCTCGACAGAATTACCACCGTCAATCAGTGGAACACCAGCATTCGGGTATGGTTGTTTAATTGTATCACGAACTACCTCCATATGGCAAGTATGTTTGTAAACTCCTTGTCCTCTGGTGAATTCGTGTTTTAGTTTCTTGACTAGATATCTACCACTGTAGTAAGGGTCTCTATCTTCTTCTGCAAGAATACCTTGATTTCGCATGTTGATGCCAAGTAAATCTCCAGCCTGTAGAGTCGTCTGGCCAGGCACTTCGATACGCAATGTGATTGCAGAATCTAAAGAAGTAAATCTACCTCTTCTTCTTTGCAACCAGTTATCAGTTCCAGTATAGTCATATTGTCCTTCGTAACGAGCAGAGAACAAACCGCCAGGCGAGTCTCTGTCTACTGCCTGCATATAGATTGCCGCTTGGTCATAATCGGATAATCTGTTGTTGTAGTCATCTCTTACATCACTAGCGAGTGGTGCATTACGAGAACCGTATGCATTGAAAGCATCCACATGTTTATCTTCTGGGAAGTCATCAAAATAATTATAGTTAAAGTTCTCAGCAGTCTTGTTCACCAAGTCAATCATTGTAAGTGTAGACGCATACATACCTTTTCTCATATTCATCATTACATCTGTTGAACCTACAACAGAATAGTTTAGAATATTGTATAGGTTTTTGACTGCGTTTGGACGAGACTCACTTCCTTCGATAATATTTGGAGTATCTTCACGATAGATAACTCTAGGGTTTTTTCTGTCCATCATACTGTCGATGGTTCTGAAGAAATATCCCTTGACTGTTTCATAGAATAGGAATGTAGGGGAAAAATTATATTCTCTAGACAAACATCGTCTTGATACCGCATTGATAAATTCAAAGGGCCGCATATTTGGTGCAACAAACTTAAAGTTGTTGGATGTAAGTTCATAAAAGAATTCTTTTTTAGAGTTTAACAATTCTTCGTCACGCAATACTTTTCTTACGATATCTACAGATGGTTCACCAGAAAACGACTGACTTATACGAATACGATTTGCACGAATTGCTTCTGCTGTCGTGAATGATAGTGTATAGGTAATTGTCGAATCGTTGATATCCGTTTTAGAGTCTACTTTATATATGTAAAGTGGAGTTTCTGTAAAGTTGACTGCAATCTCTCTTGAGGAATTGTCTTCTGCATTTGGAGTGACAATTCTAAGTGCAAGTTTTTCCTGTCCGATGATAGGAAGGTTTGTGAGTAGATTGTTCGTATCCACAAGAGAAATATCGCCTGTCAGGGCGTTCTTCATAATATCTTCGTAAATATTAATTGATGCGAACTGGTCTTTTAAGTCTAATACTGCACCACTGGCTGCATAGATTTCACAAATTTCAAGACTATATTCACCAGCATACTGTAGTTCTGCCATTCTTAACCACCAATTACTGATTCAAATTCTTGTTTAATTCTATCCACAAATTCTGGACGAACAATCCTGATTCTTCTTTTCTTTTCCAATTGTGCTTCTTCGTATTCATAGTTAGTGACTGCAACAGCGTCTGAGGGAATTGTTGTTGCAGAATCATTTGGATATTCAATCTTGAATGTTGTATCACCAGATGATTGTGTTACCTCATAGTGATGAATTGCATTCACATCTGTGTATTTTGATTTCACAAACTGTTCAAATCTTTCAACTGACATTGGCCAGTCTGTATAAATGTCTCTGATATTATTTGCAAGAAGGATTACCCAATGAAGATTCGCATCTCCATAATACTTATGTGCTAGAGATTCTGGAGTTTCCCCATCTGGCACATCATAGAAATCAAAATTTACATAATTCAACAATGTAGAATTATTCAAACGAGCCCTACGAGTAATATCAGTCATGGTTGTTGTAATACCATCACCTCTAACATCATATTCAATTTTTGGAAACTTTTTAAAATACATAATTAGAATCCTTGTGCGACTTTTTCTTTGGTAACAATATCCAGTTCTTTGAAACTAAGTGTTAATTCTGTTTCTACTGGTTGTCCATCCCTAAAGAATTGTGGACGCTCTCCACCAAATTTCACATCTACTGCTTCGAGAACAGAAGTTGATATTTTGTGTAGGGTATGTGATGGGTTGTATTCAATATCAAATGTAGAGGGAGCAACTAGAGTTCTTCCTAATGCATCACCACCATAAAAACTTGGCATTGAATGTAATCTAAACATTTTTACAATTTGTTGAATTTGTTTTGCTTCTTCTTCACTACGAGGAAGAAGTCTGAAACTAAACTGAAACGCTCGTCTGTCGATACCTTCAAACTTCATCTCTGTTCTATTGTTTGTAGTTCTTCCTTGAATAATTGACTTCGCCGCAGTTGCACCAGTTGCCCCTGCTGTCTCTAACGAACTTGCAACTGCATTACCAGCTGCCGTAGCCGCAGTAGAACCTAGTGATGCCCAGTCGATGTTGTCAAGTCCACCAGAAATACCCTTTGCTGCACCAATCGCCCCAGCGACTGCAAATCCAATCTCTGCCTCACCATAGTTTGCCTTTTGAGATACTTGAATCTGGGCAGGCATGTATAGTGTAATAGAACCAGAAATTCTCTGTGTAGGTGGACGAGGAACTGTGCCTGGCACTCTATCCGTTGCAAATGAACCTTTTGGTAGGGACGCCCTTGCACCAGTTGTTTCTCTGATAAAAAATTGAACAAAATGTTCACTACGAGACATAGTTCCAACATCTGCCGGATAAACTAAATTACCAATTGCTGCGTTGCGTGAACCTTCGTCCACATCAGAAGCAATTCTCATTATTTGGTCTTGATAGGGCATCTAAATAATCCTGTAATCTTTAAAGTATTTATAAGGTTTGTCATGGCATACAGTGGACGATACATACCAACCAACATAAAAAAATATAAAGGTGATGTAAGTAAGATATTCTACCGTTCTCTCTGGGAACGCAAGTTTATGGTTTACTGTGATAGGAACGAAGCCATACTTGAGTGGGGTTCTGAAGAAGTCATCATACCTTATATATCCCCCCTAGACGGCAGAAGACACCGTTACTTCCCTGATTTCTATATCAAGGTTCGTCAAAAAGATGGTTCAATCAAGAAGATACTCATAGAAGTCAAACCCAAGAAATATTGCAGTCCCCCTACATCTACACGCAAAACCAAGAGGTTTGTGCAAGAGGTTAGACAGTGGGGTGTCAATCAGGCAAAATGGGAGGCCGCAATTGAGTGGTGTAATGATAGAGGTATTGAATTTAAGATACTAACTGAAGACCATCTAGGTTAGTCGTATAAATAGAAGTATGACATACTTTGATACGATATTAGAAAAGACAGGTGGCAAGGAACGCTCCGTTAGATGGTTCAGACAACAGGTTCGTGAACTAGGAGTCCCCCCAACTGGACAATTGATTCGTGAGGGAATAGTTACATCACGCCCAAACTTTGGACGCATGAATTTCTTTTACTATGACCCCAAGTTCAAAAGAGAACTACCATATTATGATAGGTTTCCTCTAGTTCTTCCTATTGAAGAATATAAGGATGGTTTCTTGGGACTAAACTTTCACTATCTATCTATTCCAATGAGAATCAAACTTCTCAATGTAATCAGTGAATATGCAACTGATAACAGAATGGATGAAGACACAAGAATTCGTTTAACATGGAATCGTATCAAAAGAAACCCACTTGTCAAACCAACCGTAAAACGGTATTTGGCAGACCATGTTAGAACACCATTCCGTAGGATTGATGCAGATGAGATGATGATGGCTGTGTTGTTACCAGTTCAAAGATTTGTGAAAGCAACAGACAGTAAGGTGTATTCTGATTCAAGAAGAATGGCAAATGCGCCTAGGAGACCACAATAATGTCAATTGAACAATTTCAGGCAACTCTTGCAAATTCCGCTCGAACTAATAGATTTGAGGCAAAGATTGAACTGCCAAGTGCTCTTCAAGTGTCTGGACAAAAATCAAGAGATTTAAATCTTCGTATTGAGTCCGTTTCTTTTCCAGGCAAAAATATTAGAACAACTCCTGACGATAATGCATATGGCCCATCATATGAAGTTGCACAGGGTATCAGTTATGCAGAAGATATTAATATCACCTTTCTTTTAAAATCAAACCATGAAGAAAGATGGATTTTTAATTCTTGGCAAGACTTAATTGTGAGTCCAGAAACATATGATTTATCTTATTATGAAGAATATGCAAAGAATATGTTTGTATGGCAATTGGATGAATATGATCAAGTATCAGCAGGAATTATGATTAGAGATGTATATCCAAAAACAGTAAATGCAATTGAAATGTCAAACAATTCACAAAATGAATTAGTTAAGGCAACTGTGTCAATGGCATTTAGAGATTGGGCTCCACTTGATATTCCATATACTCCACCAACATCACCAGATTCTCCAAGAAATACTAGTCGTCCAACAAGATTGTATCCAGAATACACAGAAAAAATTGTTACAAGAAGAAATGTCCCTGCTCTTGGTAGAGACACCTTCCCAACACAAAACCGTCCTACTGGAATCGCACACATTGATATGATTCCACCTAGGGCCAAAGGAATTTTTGAAGATGCCGGTAAGGCAATTAACTCAGTTCTAGATGCAAGAGATCAAGTTGTCTTTGCACAAAATAAAGTCGTTGCATTTAAGAACTTCTTCAAAGGTATCACTAAATCAAGCAACCCACTCAGTAATCTGGGTATTGGTGGATTTGGTGGTTTTTAATAAATCGTAATGTATAGGAGATAAATTATGGCATTACCATCGCTCGGCGTAGCAAAATATGAATTGACGCTTCCTTCAACTGGTGACAAAGTTGAATACCGTCCATTTCTTGTTAAAGAAGAAAAGGTATTGATGATGGCTCAATCGACAGGCAATGATGATGATATGTTGAAAGCAATCGAACAAATCATCGAAAATTGCACTTTCGGTAAAATTAAATCAAACACCCTTCCATTCTTTGATATTGAATATGTCTTTCTAAAACTTCGTTCAAAATCAAGTGGCGAAGTTGTAGAAGTAAATGTAACCTGTCCAGATGATATGGAAACAAAAGTTCCAGTAAAAATCAACTTGGATACGATTGAGTGTGCAAGAAGTGTGACACATACAAACAAAATTGAACTAACAGATAATATTGGTATTATTCTAGATTATCCTAGAGTTTCTAGTATTACAAGTATCATGAAGAATGGTGATGCAGAG